GGTCACTACTGCCAAGACCCAGACCACCCGGTGGGGGTGCCCCGATGGAAGGGCCGCCTCTATGGTGATCACGTTGTGGAATTGCGTGATGGTGGTGCCCCGCTCGATCCTCGCAACATCATGCTGCGATGCGGCGCATGCCACACGCGCAAGACCGCTCAGCAACGGGGGCAGCGTTATCACGGTGACCGGGGGGTCTGAAAAGATATAGAACCTTTGGGGGAATGCAACCGCAGGGGGGTCACTCATAGAATTTTTCTGCTGGGCTGTACGAGGGGGAGGCTGAAAACAACAATGGAACCAGTGCTATGCCAAGACGCATCCAAAAAGCTGTTACTGAGGCCACGAAAGAGCCGGGCGTCATGCCGCTCGACTACATGCTCTCGATCATCCGTGATCCGACTGCCACCCAAGAGCGTCGTGACAAGATGGCGATTGCGGCCGCACCCTACTGTCATGCCCGGCTGACCGACGAGTTACGGCTTGGCAAGAAGGAAGCCAAGAAAGAGAAGGCGAAGGTGGCCAACACCGCGTGGCTCGCAGACATTGCGATGCGGCGCGATCGTGGTGAGGACGCGCGGACCACCTGATGTGGGACACGAGTTGCGTCGACTGGGAGCGGCGCATTCTGGCCGGCCAGTCGTTAGTTCCGGATTTGCCGTTGTTCAAGGACGAGGCGGACCTGGCGCTGCGGGTGTTCAAGCGTCTGCGGCTGCCGGATGTGATTGGCACGCCGCGAATGGAGGATGCGTGCGGCGAGTGGTTCTTTCCGATCGTTGCGGCGCTGTTTGGGTCATACGATCCGCAGACGCACGTTCGGAAGATTAACGAGTTTTTCCAGCTCATCCCGAAAGGCAACAGCAAGTCGTCGAACGGCGGCGCCGTTATGCTGACGGCGTTCATTCTCAATCAGCGACCCGAGGCTGAGTTTCTGTTTATCGCGCCGACGATTGAGATTGCGAGCATTGCGTTCAAGCAAGCGAAGGGCACGATCAGGCTGGATGAGGATCTGGATGGCTTTTGCCATGTGCAAGACCATATCCGGAGGATCACGCATACCCAGACCGGCGCAACGTTGTCGATCAAGGCGGCGGACACTGACGTAATTACTGGCAGTAAAGCTGTCGGGACCATGATCGATGAGACGCATGTCTTTGCGAAGAAGGGCAATGCGAAAGACATATTCATCGAACTGCGAGGTGCGCTGACGAAGCGGCCTGACGGGTTTCTGTTTCAGACGACGACGCAGAGCAAGCAGCCACCATCTGGTGTGTTTGCGTCTGAGCTTGAGATGGCGCGCAAGGTGCGTGACGGCAAGATCAAGATGGCGATGTTGCCGGTGCTCTACGAGTTGCCCGAACGGCTGGCAAAAAACAATGGATGGAAAGAACGCAAATATTGGCCGCTGGTTAATCCTAATTTAGGTCGTTCGACCAACGAGGATTTTTTGGCGCGTGAGGTGATGCGTGCCGAGGAGGAGGGTGCGTCGTCTCTGGCGCTGATTGCTTCGCAGCACTTCAACGTGCAGATTGGGATTTCGTTGCGTTCGGACGGTTGGGCCGGCGCGGAGGTTTGGGAGCGCGGCATCGAGGTGGGGCTGACGCTCGACGAAATCCTGGCGCGGTCGGAGGTGGTGACGATCGGCGTTGACGGCGGCGGCCTGGATGATCTGCTCGGCGTCGGGCTGATCGGGCGCGAGCGCGGGACGAAGCGCTGGCTCGGCTGGGCGCATGCTTTGATCAGCGACATCGGGATCGAGCGGCGCAAGGCGAACGCGGCGCAGTACGATGCGTTCGAGCGCGAGGGCTCCCTGACCAAGTTTAATTACATGCGGCCTGACACGCTGTCGGTCGCGCAGCCGCTCAATATCCAGTTCGTCGTGGATCTGGTCGAGAAGGTGCAGAAGCTCGGGCTATTGGCGCAGGTCGGTGTGGATGCCGCGGGCATTGGTGCGATTGTCGATGCGCTTGGTGAGATCGGCGTGACGCAGGACGCTGAGAAGTTGGATGCGGTGCGCCAGGGCATCGGGCTGATGGGCGCGGTGAAGACGATCGAGATCAAGCTAGCCGACTACAGTTTCCGGCACGGCGGCAGCGCGCTGATGGCGTGGTGCGTTGGTAACATCAAGGTGGTGCCGACACCGACTGCGATGCGGATCGCGCGCGACGAGAGCGGCTACGGCAAGGTTGATCCGGCCATGGCTCTGTTCAACGCGGCGCACCTGATGGGGCTGAACCCGAACCGGAAGCCCGAGTATCACCTGCATTTCGCCTGAAACTACCAACCAGAGGATATACCACCATGCGACGCTTGCTATTGGCGGCGGCCCTGCTTGGCGCGCTGTCTGCTCCTGCCTCTGCCGATGTGATCCTCGGCGGCCAGCTCTGGACCAACACCGGCACGACACTGACGCTGCAGCAGACGGTGCCGGGCGGCAACCAGCCGCTGAATACACCGTGCATCATTTGCGGCGATAACCAGCCGCAGCAGCAGGCCGACTTCGGCTACACCAACTTCAAGAATTCGGGCAACCTGTCGGACGCGATTTTCTTCTCGACCAACGTGACTGGCGGCGGCAATCCCGGCGTTGACACCGTGGGGCTGCCCTACGACGGCTCGTTCCTGCGGGCTTTCCTGGCCGCCAACGGCGATCCCAACCTGACATTCTCCATCGGCATCGATGTCAACGACACCGGTACGCCGCAGACGCTGGAAGCTTTTGCGCTGTTGAACCTGACGCAGCACACAGTGCTGGCGCAGTATTCCTTGCTGCAGCCGGGCGGAGCGCTGATCCCGTCGCAAAACAACGGCACCGGATTTCCCGACTACACGCTGTCAGGTTTCGACATCAACCTCGGCACCGACATCCAGGCGGGTGATCAGCTGATTTTCTACGCGCGTATCTCGGGCGCGAACGACGGTCCCGACTCATTCTTTCTCGTGCCGCAGGTCGTTCCCGGTCCCGTCGCGGGCGCGGGACTGCCGGGCCTTTTGGCGGCGGCAATCAGTTTGTGGGGCTTGGTGCGTTACCGGCGGCGCAAGTTCGCCTGAAGGATCATCCCATGCTCAACCGAGCCTACTCACTCCTTGAAATTAAGGGGGTGGACGAGGACGCGCGCACGATCACCGGCTGGGCTACGACGCCCACGGCTGACCGTATGAACGACGTCGTCGAGCCGATGGGTGCGCAGTTTAAGTTGCCGATACCCCTACTTTGGCAGCACCGCAGCGATGAGCCAATCGGCCATGTCACGCATGCCAAGGTCGGCAAAGCCGGCATCGAGATCGTTGCGCAGATCGCCAAGGGCGTCACCGCTGAGATCGACCGCGCCTGGTCATTGATCAAGGCTGGCCTGGTTCCTGGTCTTTCGATCGGCTTCAAGTCGATCGAGCATGAAATGATCCCGACAACGAAAGGCATTTGCTTCAAGAAGTGGGATTGGCTCGAGCTTTCGGCCGTGACCATACCGGCGAATAGCACTGCGACCATCACGACCATCCGATCTCTCGACACCGCGCAGCGGGCCGCGTCAGGCCAGCAAGCTCGCGGTGTCGTGCGTCTCAACCCACCGGGCGCCTCCGGACGATCTCAACCGATCATGACCGCCGTAGCCTTGGCGAAGGCGGTTGCCCTGGAGGGCACCAAAATGAAAACGATAGCTGAACAAATTAGCGCGCTTGAAGCGAAGCGCATGGCTAGCGCCGCGCGTCAAGAAGCCGTGATGCAGAAGAGTCTCGACGAGGATCGGACCACCGATGCGGCCGAGGCAGAAGAGATCGACACTCTCGATCAGGAGATCAAGTCGATCGATGCGGACCTGGTGCGGCTGCGCCAGATCGAGAAGAACAAGGCGGTCGAGGCCAAGCCGGTAACCAAGACCGAAACCGCTCACGAGGGATCTCTTGCGCGCGGCGGCCTGACCGTCTGGGCGCAACCGACGCCCAAGAAAATCCCGTATGAGGATTATGTGTGGCGTTCGCTGGTCTGCGCGGTGAAGGGACACTTCACCAAGCAATCGCAATACGACGTGATGAAGCAGGAATACGGCGACGACGAACCGACGCGCGCCGTGCTCAACGTGATCACGCGCTCGGCGACGGTGCCTGCCGATACCGTGACCTCGGGTTGGGCGAGCCAGCTCGTCGCAACTTCGATCACGGAATTCTTCGCTGCGCTGATGCCGAACTCGGTTTATCCGGCACTGGCATCGCGGGGCGGAAAATTCACCTTTGGCCGCGCTGGCATCGTGTCGATGCCGACACGGTCGAGCACACCGACGATCGCCGGATCGTTTGTCGCACAGGGATCGCCTATTCCTGTGAGGCAAGGAGCGTTCACCGCAATCACCTTCACGCCGAAGAAAATGGGCGTGATCAGCTCCATGACGAGAGACATTGTGGAGCATTCCACACCCTCGATTATGGAGCTCATCCGGCAGGCCATCGTCGAGGATACCGCGGTTGCGATTGACTCGGTGCTGCTCGATGCCACGGCGGCCACGACCACCCGGCCGGCCGGCTTGAAATCAGGTGTCGCCGCCACGACGGCAACGGCGGCCGGCGGCATCAATGCGCTGATCGGCGATAT